TGTTCATGTAGCCTTCTGTGTTATAGCTTACATGGCGTCCTTTGAATATATCTAATTCACATTTAGGAAAAGTCCACTCATGAACTGTTACATAGGTGCTAAAAGAAAATGATAAATCTACATCATCGGTATACGACCAATATTGTTCCTGAACCGCACCGCTAAACTTGTCAGCAGTAATGGTAGTTGCTTTTATGTGTTTAGCTTCAAGCGTACCATCCAAAATAAAGTTGCCCGATATTCTTGGTGGTTTTTGCTTCCAAGTCATTACGTTATTCTCGCTGATAAAGTTTTAGTGATCGTTGCACTTTTGACAAGGTTAGTCGTAACACCGTTCATAATTTCTGGTTCAATCCAACTAGCACTTAATTCAATGGTAGTTTGTGAAAAGCCGACACTCGCACTGCTTCTTTCAAGCCTTACAGCAACATATTTTCTTTCATCTTCTATCAAGTTATCACCAGTTATACCAGTAACACTGTATGTGACACCGCTATCAGTAATGCCAATTTGGTTCTGGTTTGTTGCGACCCAAGTTACCTCTGTAGTTGCCCAACTTGGCGTGTAAAACTTATATTCTTCAAAAGCATTGATTGCAGTGTGCTTCATAGAAATTTTACTGATTTCATAGTCAACAGTGTCGAGTGAGGCTAAATTTTGTACAACAACTAAAACCATTGTTGTATTAGTATCAAAAGTAAATGTCTTTGTCCCTGCTGTAGTGTAGCTTTCCTGTGCCATAACAGCATGGGTTTCTTGATTGTATATTGTTATATTAACCGCGCCTTCTCCATTTATTGTCAGAGAATCAATAGTTGTTTCAACTGTAATATTTCCAGTAATTGTTTCGATGTTTACGCTTTTCGCGGCAAAAGAACTTGCCACAACATCTGTACCTACCAAAACACCATTAACAATTTCTATTTCGTCTGAACCAAGCAACCAACCTTGACTAAAATCGTGCATCAATTCAGTGTTTGTAGTTAGTCCAGATTCAGTTATTGACCCTGCATTTCTTACAGGCAAAATACTTCCATCTTCAAATACAAACTCTGTAGTGTTCAAAATTACGTTAGCTGAATCAACCTGTAAGTAGGTAATGACAGTCGAATTTACTATTTCTATGCCTTTGGCAAGTGCTAGAGCGTTAATATCATCAACAGTCGGGCTAGCACTAGTCCCTTGCACAAAATTATCTTGTCTTGGGTCTGGTGCAAAATCGCCATAATCTCTAACTGTAACAACCATCTCATTGCTTGCACTGCTACTATAACCACGCACATTAATTGCTTTAACTGTCACATACCACGGATGCTGTTGATTTCTATCATTAACATGATCTAAGATTATATCTAAATGCGTCTCAGTCGTTGTTTCACTAAAGTCCTTATACCCCAATGATCCATCGTGAAAAAGCACTTCATAATAATCTAAATAGGGTTCACTTGGGTTTGCATTATCTGCCTCTTCTACACCTGCCCAAGTAAATCTAAACTTTCTATCAACATTATCTGGATGCTTATATACATTTAGGCTTGTAGGTGCTACTACGTCAGTTCCACTGTAAACATCAATCGCGGGGGCAATAACAAAGTCAAGCGCATCACCTGCACTCCAAGTATAGGCAGAACTGCTGTTTTCTACTGCCTCAACAGCAACAATCATCCCGCGCTCTGGGTCTGGTATAAGCTGTAACTTTGTTATCTCAAACTCTTTGTTTGACCAACTGAACCGAGCGTAGTTAATTTTTATATTATCACCAACAGCATATTTTAAACCGTTTAAATTTAACTCCATGCTAATTGTCATTTGTTGCCGCGACTTTTCCATTACAAGTTTAGCAATTCTTTGCGCTCTGACATTGTTAGTTGTCATAGCTAAAGTTAAGTTTAAAGGCATTTCTTCGCCATCTTGCGTGATGTAAGATGCGTTTTTTTGTATAGGGTAGTCAGAAACAATATAATTATTTTCTTCTGAAATAAACTGACCTTTGACAGTGTTGTGCTGTGATTTCCTGCTACGCTTTGTACTAACCTGTATTGGTGAAACTATCATAGAAGTTTCCACTGCGTCAGATACAGGCGTGTAGTGTTTGTGGGCTATGATTGAAAACTTGCCATTATAATAACTGACTGAGCCAATCATACTTGACAAAATTGCTTCTAAGTTTTCTTTAATATTTGTTCCGCTATCTAAAACACCATCACATTCAAAGGCTTTCTGTGTGCCGCCTGTAATATTTATAATAGTATCGCATACTGCCGCAGATGCTATAACTGATGCAGTGTCTATGTTTGCCGCGCTTTCACCTAAACCATATTCAGTATCACGCAAATAGTCATAGGCAATCAGTGCAGGGTTGTTGCTGTATGCTGTGCTTGCGTTGCTAGGATTTAGAATCTTTTTACCTTTAACAACAAAAGAAATATTTGGAACGCCTGAAACGTAAACTTCAGCGTTGTAATCTAGCCGCACATAAACATAAGCAGTCCCGAGCAGTTTGTGATTGCTAGTGAACCCAGTAGCGGCATCAACTAGAGTAGTGTCTGCGGCAGTCTGGTCTCCTTTATGAAAACTTAATAAGCAGTGATCTTCCCAATCTGTAGTGCCATCGTCTACATAGCTTCCATTTCCCCAAACTTTTTGATCACCAAAATAAACCTCTTCATAGCTTTCAATCTCATGCCCTGCAACCGCAATAACTAAATGCAAAAAGTTGTTATCGGTGTCTGATGTATTAAAGAAAACAATTGCGCCACCAACTCGACACTTACCATAGATGATTTTTCTTGTGGCGGCAGGATCGCGCACGTTAAAGTTTATGCCATTCATAGTGTCTAGGCTTGGCTGTGCAAACAGTTCTCTACTAACTGCGCCTAGTACGGCATAAGTAGCAGTCATGGCTAGATATGCACTGAATCCTGTTGCGCCAAAAAAAGTCATAGACGCAAAAGCAGTACCACCTGCCATAGTAGCAACCGTTTGAACTAATGCTGTAAATGCCGCAACTGCCATAATTAACCTATAAACTTTGAATATAGCCTTTCTATAAGCCCAAACTGCATACGTACTAATAGCTTATCAAAAGGTGTGTGTATTTTTGTGTTTATGTTAAGCACTGAAACGCCTAAATTTTTCAATTCCTTCTCTGCAAAAGCAATCAATTTATAGCCTGTCATACCTGCTCTGCTATCTGGCTTAACGTATATAATATCGCAATTAGCAAACAAATGATCTTTATAATGTATGTTTTTCGCAACTGCTACTATAAAATAACCAACTAATTCGTGCTTTTTTCGCGCTGTGTAAATCTTGAGATTTCCTGAGTTGTATAGCCTTTGATACTCATCCCAATCTGGATTTAAAATGATCTTGTCTTTGTTGAGTGCTATTTGCTCCCAGTGCATCTTTATTAATGGCTTTATATCCTCACAAACTTCTAAATAAGATTCTTCTTGTAGCTTCATGTTGTCCCCTTATTGCAGTTGTTGTTTTGCCGCCTTTTCTGTTTGCGCTCCCCATGTAATATCTTTTTGCGCTATGTTTGTAACGTAGTCAAAACCCTGATCAGTCGGATGTACCGCCCTTTGATCTTGACTAGTGTATCTGCGAACCTTAGTTCTATCTAAGCGTATAAGTTTATTTTCTACTTTCAATTGTATTTCACCGGTGCCACCGCCTTCATTAAGCGACATAACATCCATAAAACCTGAAAATATTATAACTGGATCAGTAACAAGTTCTCCTTGTTCGTCTAAAGCACCAAGCCTTATTGTTACAACGTTTCCTTGATAATCTTCAGTGAGTGCCTTATTCAATAGTTCTGTGCCGTTGATACCTGATAGGTTAAGCGTTATTCCTGTTGCGCCTAAATCTTGCACTTCTTGAACTGTAGACATTTTTAAAAGTTCACCAACTCCATAATAGTTGTTGTTTCCAGAACCGTTATTGAAAACAGTCTCTCCTATAATAGTTGAAAGGTAAATTGGCGATGTAAACATTAAATCAACTAAGAATACTGGGCGCACTTGATCAGCAGTTACAGCCGCTTCCATTTGTGTGGCTAAAGTCCTAGACATCAAACAGCCTCAGTGCAAGAAAATGAATAATAGAACAACCCATTAATATCTGCGTAACTGTTGACCTCATTAGTTGATAGTCGCCACGTTCCAACAGGTAAAGTAAAATCTAATACAGAGTTTGTAGTTGTTGCAGTTCTTAGTGGTGGCTGTATTTGTACTGTTTGATTACTCCCTGTTGCCTTCGCTGATGTCATCATATATAAATGATTAGCTATGCTGAAAAACGTACCTGCCACAAATTCTGATGTGCCATCTAAATCTATATCGGTTGCGCCTACTGATTCAGAGTCTACGTCAGCATTGCCATTGACTGTGTGTAATGGGTGAGACATTAAGAATGTACCTTTTCTTCCCTCTAAGCCAACAAAAAAAGCATCTACACTTCTGGACTGCTCATAAGTTAAAGGTGCTAACGTAACCTCTGCTTCCCATTTACCACCGCCAAAATCATGCACTTGCTGTTTATATGTGAATGGCGACTCTGACATTGCAACTGATTTCTTAAAGCGCAGATCAAATCTTGTTATACCTACGCTTGGAAATGTTATTGGATAGCTTACACTCATTTAAACTCCAAGTAATGCTTTGCTGTAACTACCACCGCGCGATCGTGCTTCTGCAACAGCCGCTTTAGTAGACTCATTAATTTGTGGCATTAGATTCTGTATCTCTGCTCTAACTGTTGATTGAATGCCTGTTGTTATGTTGACAGTTTGATTAACAACTATGTTTTGATTGCTTGTTTTTTGCGCTAAACCCTGACCTTTTGTGTGGTCTATAACTGTCTCATTAGGGTGTAGTATAGCAGGAAAGCCGCCTAAACCATCTATACCGCCAGACCTTGAACCACTGCCAGTAAATCCACCGCCATTATAACTTTGCGCAATGACACTGCTTCCAATTTCAAATCCAGATCGCATTCCTGCGTTGACCGTTTCATGGCTAATATCTTCTGATCCACTATTACCGCCACCAAAAACGCCAGTGATAGCGTCAAATAATGGCTTTGTAATGTAATACTGCACTAACATTTTAGTTAAAGAGTCCACAACACTTTTAGCCATTGACTTAATTGAATCACTAAATTTAGCAGTGCCATTAATGGCGTTAGTTATTGAGTCAGTAAATCCATTCATTGCGCCAGTTGCCATGTTTTGCAACTGCGTTTCTATTGGTTCAATAGTATCAGACCAAGCCTTAAACGCTTCTCTAGCTTTACTTACTGGTTCAACGTCAATATCTGGCACAATACCAACTTTTGAATCATTCTGACCAATCTTATTTTGTACGTCAGTTAAGCTATTTAACAAGTCAGTAAAATCAAAAGGAACGTATTTTGTTGTCTCTTGATTTCTTATTTGATTAAGGTTGTTTTGTATTCTGTTTACTTCCTTTACTATTTTCCTGTTAGCTTCTGAAAGGCGTTCACCGTAACTACTATCAGGGTCAAGTGCCATTGCTATGCTTATTCCTGCTCTGTGTGCCGCAATTTTTAGCTTTCTTAGTTCAGCTTCGTTCTTTTTTGTTTCCTCACTCGAAAATATTTCTCTGTAGATGCGTTTTATCTCATGCGCTGTTTCGCCAATAATATTTAAGATGTTTTGAAATACTTCAACAATCGTTTTAAAACCTTCAATTATCTTGTTGGCTATCACAGTGCCGATGTTCTCAAAGTCACCGCCAGACGCTTCCTTGCCAAACGCAACCAATTTGTCTATAACAGATTGTATTGCAGGGGCTAGCTGTGCAACTGTATTGTCTCTAAACCCTCTTAGAAGTGAACTTAGTCGCGTGAAAGAGTCGTTTGCGTCCTCTACGCCCTGCGCCGCTTTAGTTGAAAGTGTTATGCCTAGCGCGTCAGCCTCATTCATCATTTCGGTTAGGGCTTCTCTGCCCAATCCTAAAGTATTGACAAGCGCAACACCCTCAGAGTCAAACAGCTTCATTGCTAATCTAACTTTGTCAGCAGGTGTTTTAACCTCTTCAAATGCGCTTGATAGTTCTTTCATTTGCTCATCAAGCGGCAATTTCAACATAGCTTTAGCGTCTATGTTTAATTCACGCAATGCGCCTTTAGCTTCACCAGTTCCTTTTGCGGCTTCTGCTGTACGTCTT